GGAAAACATTGCTGGTGTTAATCAAATGACACAGCAGCAATGGGGAGAGTTGCTACGTCACATGGGTGGTCTCTTACGAGATCTTCGTGACTTAACAATGCATCCAACCAATCCGTTAGAAGCGGTAGTTCTAACTGCAATGGCTCGTATTGATAAGGATGGTCGTTATCGTCCATACTTACAAGGACAGCTAGCAATTCAGGCTCCATACTTCTACGACATTCTGGGAGCAATTACCGTTGAAGAACGGATGAATCCAGATCCAACTCAACCTCCATACAAAGTTCGTCGTATGTATGTTGAGCGAACAAATCAATACGAAGCTGGCGAGCGTGTCCAAGGACGCCTCGGCAAAGTCGTAGAACAACAAGACATGTCAATTGAGCGAATGCTCGACATTGTTTTTGGACCAAAACAAGCAGCGGCAGCTGAAACAACTACAAAGGAAGAAGGCACTCAGTGAGTTCACGCAATTGGGCAGACCTCATTAAAGACGCTGGTGATTCGGGTAATTACGAACCTCTACCAGACGGCGACTACGATCTCGTAGTCGTGGAAGCCACTGCGACAACATCGCAATCTGGCAAAACCATGTTCAAAGTAAAGGCGCAGGTTGAGGGCGGAGCCCATAACAAGCGTCTTGTATGGGACAACTTAGTTGTCTCACCAGATTCTCCAGCAGCGCTGGGAATCTTGTTTAAGAAGTTCCACGCCATGGGAATTGGTCGTGGCTACTTCGACAACAACCCAACAAATGCTCAAATCGAAGCTGCAATTCTAGGTCGACGATTCCGTGCACAGATTGGTAGTCGTCTTTATAACGGCGCTAAGAAGAACGAAATCAAGAACTATTATCCAAGTGCACAGACAGTTGCTGCAATGAATGGCGAGACAGCCGCTCCAGCACCTGTTGCATCTGCTCCAGCTCCTGCTCCAGCGCCAGCTCCTGCTGCCGCTCCAGCACCTGCTGCAGCTCCAGTCTCACCGTTCTAAGCTGGTTTTGCTAGGTTGCTACCCAACGGTTTTTGTTGGGTAGCAATTTAGTAATCCAAGATAAGGAAATTATGAAAATATTAGTAACTGGATGTACAGCATCTCAGTCATCTCTTAACGCCATAAGTCGTTATCCGACCTTTACTGGTCTTCTTCATAATGCTTTTATTGAATTAGGACATGAAGTTGTTCTTACAAAGCCACACTTTACATACACAAAAGAACATTTAAATCAATACGATGCTATTTTTGTAGGGCTAGCATCTCCATCAAACATATCAGCTCACTACGCACACGGAGCTTTTGCTTTGGCAAATAAGGCAAAGGAGATTGGGAAGCTTCGTTTAATTGTAGATATGCCAGAGCCACAAAAGATTAAAACAACTGTAAGAGATTTTTACACAGGGACAGATGATTTTTATAAAGATTTTTACTCAAAGAGACTTCAATACGACAATGCAGTAAAGCCAGAAAATAAAGAGCAAATTTCTTCTTTTATAGATTACTTACACAATAATAAGTGGGATCAAACATATGTGCCTAGTATGCCTTGGTTTTCTAAGAAAACAGTTGTTGATAGTATTCCTAATTTAGATGAAGAAAACATAGTATCTCTTTGCTTTGATAGAGTTCTAATAGATGCTTCTGAAGACAGAGTTAGCCCTGTACATAAAACTTATTGGTGCGCTGACAACCCTAAATCAGCGTGGACTAAAAAAGTATCTGCAAATTTAAATGTTCCTATTGAATCTATTAGATACAATAATTACACTAAAAAAGATGTAGTTCAAGAAAAAATGCAAAGATCTATCGGTACTTTAATAAGTACCTATCAAGGTGGAGATCCTTGGTGGTCTGTTGCAATCTCACAATCACTTGTAGCAGGTGTTCCTGTTGTTACTGAATGGCGTCATACCGCCGAGCTAGGAGCAGAATGGGCGTATTTACCTTCGACAGTAGAGGAAATGAGTCCAGAGGAAAGAATGCTAATGGCTCAAGCACAGAAAGATTTTTACAGAGAGGCAGTGCCTTCATACGCGGACTCTCTGGAAAAAACAGCGAGAGCTCTGGACAACCAGAGCCAGTTGTCGTTAGTCTAGGCAAAACTGTACGAAAGGACAGCGAGATGGCAAAAGTAAATATGCCGTGGGTCAAAGAACAATTGACCAACAACCGCACTAAAAGGGTTGTTGGCGATCATGTTATTGCCCTACTAGAAAAGTGGGAGGATCTAAAAAACACGGATCCAGACCCAGTTAAGAATGAAGCAAACCTAAGTCAGATTGTTGAACTGTTTGGCAAACTAGCTTTAGGGCATGCAATCATTGCAGAAAACAAAAATGAACGATGGGTGCCAGCGCAATCTGGTCAGATCGTTGTTGCTGATGAAGTCAGAGTCAAGTGGAATGCATTTGATGGCGACATGGGTAAACTACATAATGGACGTCGTGGCAAAGTAGTAAGTATTCGCTACGGAGACATTATTGTAAAAACAACTGATGGCAAAGAGCCTGTACTTGAGGGCTACCACTACACGCCTCAGCAGCTTGAGAAACGAGTTCCATAGTGAACTCAGCAGTTTTTAAGTTTAGAGTTGATGGTAGTGATTATCAAAACATACAAGAAAAAGCTAAAAAAGAACTATGTAATTTTATAGAAGTAGATCTTGAAGAGCTTAGCAAGTATGTTAGCTATGAATTAGAAATAGAACCAAACACAAAAACAACTAGTACCTACTCATATACCGCTTTAGTGACTGCGAGGTTGAAAAATGTCTGACAATATAAATAGCACAGTTCCCCCTGTTAATGAATATATGAAACAGACTTCTGATACCCCGCATCGAGTAGAGGCGCTTCGTGAAGCTGCTCGAATTACTACACAGGATAGAAACGCTAATTATGGCGGACCAGAGGAAAACTTTACAAGAACTGCAAAAATCTGGTCTGTAATTCTTGGACAAGAGATTACAAATGAGCAGGTTGCAATGATGATGGTTGGTTTAAAGATGGCACGCTTTGCTCATGGATCTGGCTTCCAACCAGACACTTGGATAGATATTGCTGGCTACGCAGGATGCGGATATGAAGTAGGAAAAATAGAGTCAGAAAAACTTAAATAGTTTCTTGGAGGGGAACATGTCAGAGCTTGTACCACCATGGATGTATAAACAACCTCTCTGCGCTGAAATAGGCGCAGAGCTGTTTTATATTGAAGATAAAGATGAAGAAGTTGTAGGACAAAGACTTAATGGATATATAGAAGCCAAGAAAATTTGTTCCAAATGTGTCCACATATCTGAGTGTGGCGAATGGGCTATAAAGAATGAAAAGCATGGTTTTTGGGGTGGATACTCTCCAGAAGAAAGAAAGCAAATGCGAGGTAAGCTAAATATAATACTTACAGAAGATATCTCCTTTGCTTCATAAGAGTAGAATATTGTCTTAACTTACTGAAAGTTGGATACATGGCTGCTGAACCAGTTATTAATCCTTTTCCTATTTGCGAAGCTTGCTGGATGGGTGAGCATGCAAAATGGGAGCCTGAGAGTATGGATAAGAGTGGACGCATATTAATGCGTCTAAAGGGCGTAGAGGTCCCTAACAAAGTCAACAATGGTGCGGTAGAGGTATGCGCTATGTGCGGCTCAATAACAATAGCTGGAATTTATGAATTAAAACTAACCAGTGAAGTGTATTTTTCAGAGCAGCGGGATCCTGATTTTGAAGTTAATATTAATCCTGATGAAGACTTTAATTAGGAGTAATAAGTGAAAGACTCTAGACCAGGCGACTTTCTTTGGGAAGAATGGGAAGGTTCTGGGTACGACGCTCAGGTAGATTGTTCAGTTATCTATTACACCTTTGATCATATAGATTTAGAAAATGATTTAGTAAGAAGAGCTTTAGCCTCAGCGTTACAAAGAGATGGGGTAGCTATTTCTTTAGGAGACGGATATAACTTAATAGATAAATGCTTTCCTAATTATGGCTGGACTGGAATAATAGAAGATGAAGAAGATTATGTAGTTTGTGATGAATTAGGTGAAACAGAGTATGGAGAGTTTGTAGATTCCGTCCTTCCTGCAACTTGGATAGAAATATAATTTTTAATAAATATAGTGTTATAGACGATATTTTTATAGTTTATAGTCTAATATAGTAGTATGTGGAAACCAGCAGAAAATCTTAATTGGCAGTCAGAAGCCACCTGTGCAAAGCCTTCTAATAGGTACGCCTTAGATTGGTTCTTTTCTAAAGACTTTAAAGAAAAATATGCAGCTAAAAACATGTGCTTTACATGTCCAGTTAGATCAGAGTGCTTGCAATGGGCGCTAGAGCATCGGCAAATTTGGGGAATTTGGGGTGGAAAAGATGAAGTTGATATTCGCAGAACACTATCTGTTTCTTATAACGGAGAAGAGACAAGACGCCGTAGATTCCCAAACTGCCCTTATTGCACAGCTAGGCCATCTAAGCTTGAAACATCTATAGAAGAACTACCTAATGGTGGTCGTTGGACAACAGCAAAGGTTGTTACTTGCACAGAATGTGGTTTTGCTTGGAGAAGCCGTACTAGCGCAAATGCTGTAGAAGCTTACAAACAAGAAAAGTCAGAAATAAAAAAGACTAAAAAGAAGAAAAAACCTTCTAACTAGTTTTTTCGTCTACAACAGCTTTGGCACACCAATTGTAGTTTTCTTTTAATCTTTCATTGCTTGGGTCTTTAGCAAAAGCTTCTTCAGCGTGTTCTAAAGCTTCACTAAATTTACCTAATCTATAGCAAGCTATAGAAGCATAATCATGTGGAGCTGCTCCCCAAGCCTCTGCTTCACAAAGATACTCTAGAGGTTTTTCTTTTATTTCTATAGCTTCTTTAGCATAATATAAAGAATTTTCCCACTCTTGCCTTGTGTAGTAATACTTAGCAAGATCGACTAAAGCTTCTCTTCTTCCAGGCGCTTGCTCTACAGCTTTTTTAAACCAAATATCTGATTCACTTGGAAGAGATTTTCCAATAAATCTCATGGCTGCCGCTCTTTCTGGTGCCCAAGTTGCAGTAGGAAGGTCTAAATATCTTTTTAATTCTTTTGCTGCTTCTTCATTTTTTCCATAAAAATGTAGCTCTCTTCCATAGTAAAAAGCATTTCTATCGTTATATGGATCTTCTTTAACAGACATAGCTAACAAAGGCAGATATTGAGACCTACTTTTTGTTGGATCTGGATGATGATGAGTTTCAATTTCATCGATCCATCCTTCTATTTGATCTCTTCCATAAACATATAAACATTCATGTACTGGGTGCTTCCAACGATAGTTTTTGCGAGAGTGAATATGGTCGTAACTAAACTCTAATCCAGGACTTCCATCATCATTCCAAGACCAAACATGCTTGTATCTAGGACGAGTAATTCCTTGCTCCCATGCTTTTTGAAGAGGCTCTCTCCAGTTAGGAGTTATTACTTCATCCATATCAAGAGAAATACACATATCAATATCTAGTGGAAGTGCAGCTAAAGCAGCATTTCTTGCGTCGTCAAATCTCCAAGGAGATACTCTAATCTCTACAACATTAATACCGAGCTCTTTTGCTTTTTCTATTGTCCCATCAGTTGAACCAGTGTCTGCAATAAGTAAGTAGTCTGCATCTTTAGCAGAGTTGTACCATTTTTCTACAAACTGAAGTTCGTTTAAAGCTATAGTGTAGATAGCAACCTTCATTGTTTTCCCCTCTTTGTCGCTCATATCCTAGCGTACCTTTCTATACCAAGCTTGGTAATCTTTAAACATAATATCTATTCTATCTTGATACACATGAAAAAAACTATCTATCGCAGCTTTAGGTTCTTTTAAAGGCCCTAAATTAGCTGACCATCTGTAGTCATCAAAAGCCACAATGCCGTTTATAGACAGGCATTCGTAAGAATTTATTGCATCTTTTAAAACTCCGTAAGAAGTGTGGTCACCGTCTATATAGATAAAATCAAATACTTCCTCGTTAGTTTTAAAAAATTCGTCGCTAGTTCCTTTAAATTTTTTTATTTTACCTAATTCTTTATATTCTTTAGTTTTTTCATCATATATATTTTCTACAGATTTCCAATCCATACTTTTATGTAGTGGCTCATCTGATCCTTCCCATGTATCTACATCTACTAAAAAAGATTTTTCGTGGGTATTTGTTATATTTTTACTAATCCACTCTGAAGCATCTCCTGAATAAGCACCTATTTGAAGAATTTTTGTTTCTTTATTGATAAACCTTGGAAGATAAAAAGAAAAGTTTTTTATTGCATCATTTATAAACCAATTTGGTATTTCCGTCATTAGTCTCTCCTAATATAATAACTAGTAAGGTGTCGTACCGCTAATACTAGCGTTTATTTCTCCTCCCCAAAAGGCTCCTAGGGAGTTTCCATCAAAATAATCATTCAAAGTAGAAGATTTTTCAAACAATACATTGTCTATATATAAAATATCTCCTGCAGATGGTGCTGTAGTGGTTCTATCAATTGTCAGGGTTACGGCAGCAATGCCTGGATCTGTAAGTGTAGGGGCAAAAGATAGTCTAGTCCACTCTGAATCTGGCTGCACTTCTACAGCTGTCGATGCTGGGTTTGCAATAGTGCTGCCCCCACTTACTGCGGTAAAAGTTCTAGTTCTTAGTCTGTAACTAGCAACTGCGTTGTCTGGACCTGTTTTTATGTAAAGACTAAACCTATAAGACTGACTTGGTGTTATGGGGATTCTATTAGAACCTCCGTAAACAGCTCCAGTAAATGAAGCAGTGTCTAGGGTAACTTTTAAAGAGCTAGTTCCAGAAAAAAATTCTTCTGAAGTTTTTTCTATAGAAACCCCAGCTCCGTTTTGATTCCAGTACAAAGTTGATGTTTCAAAATTTGGATTAGCGCATAAATTTATACGATATCCAAGCTCGACAGCATTAGCTGGGTTTTTTAGCCCGCTAGCAGCGCTCATCATTCCAGCGGTAATAGGCATTAGCTAAGCGCCAAATCTCCAGCAAGAACCCACTCATTAGTAGCTATTTTTACAAGGACAGCAGTTGAGTATTGAGTTCTAAGTTTTGATGTAGGTGTTGATCTTACAGTAACTCCTGTATCACCAGTAACTGTTACTTGACCAGCTCCATACTGAATTATGTTTACTTGCTGACCTACACCAAAAGATTGTGCGGATTCGGTTGGTATAGTTAAAGTTAAACCAGTAGATTTTGTAAGTTTTATTAACTTACCTGCGTCGGAAACAATTACAGTGTAGCTATCTGTTTCTTCCTTAACAGTTTGAGAGCTTGACCAATCACCTTGTGGTCCAGTTGGGCCTGTAACAGTAGATGCAGCACCTGTTGGGCCAGCAGGACCTGTATCACCAGCAGGACCTGTAGGTCCACTAGCACCTGTTGGGCCAGCAGGACCTGTTGCACCAGTAGCACCTGTAGGTCCACTCGGTCCATTTATTGGACCTAAATTATCCCAGTTAGATCCATCCCAGAAATAAAGATCTCCAGTGTCCAATGATATGTAAGTGTCTTCTGTAGTAGCACCTGTTGGGAGTGCACCAGTATTGGCAACGCTTCCTAAAAGATTAACATTTGTTGTAGCTGGCCCCGTTGGGCCAGTTCCGCCAGTAGCTCCTGTGGCACCTGTTGCCCCTGCAGCACCAGTAGGTCCAGTTACAGTTGATGCAGGACCTGTTGGTCCAGTTTCTCCAGCATTTCCAGTTCTAGAAAACTCAAAATTATAATTACTAGATGCTAATGGAATAGATCCAGAAATTAAAGAAATAGGTATTTTGTAGTAGTTATCAGACAGAACAACATCTGAAGTAACAGAAAGAATAGTTCTTACAGCTCCAGCAGACGTAAAAAGAGTTATAACTCCACCGACAGGTGATGTTGAATCATCCCATGTTTCTATCCAACTAGAAAAATCAAATCCGTAAACAAAATCTAATTTATTTACATACAGCTGAGTAGCAGATCCGATAGTTCCACTATTAAGTCTAAATTGTCCATTTCCTGGATCTGAGTCAGTTGTTGTAGAGCTAAATCTCCATACAGGAGCTGATCTAGGACCAGTAGGGCCTGTTACACCTGTCGCACCTGTCGCACCTGTTGCACCAGCTGCTCCAGAGACACCAGTAGGGCCAGTAGGACCCCCCTCTGGGCCAGTAGGTCCTGTCGGTCCTGTATTTCCTGCAGACCCTGTTGCACCTGTTACACCAGCTACACCTGTAGCTCCTGTAGGGCCAACAAATGGACCAGCGTCGTACCACTCTTGGTTTAGATCAGACCAAATGTAAAGATCATTTTGAACAATATACGAATCTCCAATATTTCCTACAGGATTATCAGCTTCTAAAAGTTCTACAGTTGAGTATGTTCCTAAAACTTGAACTCCAGATCCTTGAGGACCAGTGGGGCCAACAATACCTTGAGGTCCTGTAGAACCTGTAGCACCTGTTGGTCCAAGACATATATAAGCAAGTTGCTCCCAAGTAGATCCATCAAAAAAGTAAACTTCTCCATTACTTGGCTTTACCCACATGTAACCTACTTCAGGAAAGCTTGGTTGGCTTTCTTGATAAACTACATTTGTTTTTCCTTCAGTTTCATAAACTAAAGTCAAAGAAGAAGATACAGAAGATGTTGTACTTTGTACCCAACCTACATCTCCAACTGAAAGAGCAAATCTAAATGTTTCAAAAGATTGACCCACTCCAATTTCTAAATTTGAACAAAGAAATACTCTATCTGTTGACGATACCGTTCCAGACGGTTGTATATATATAGTAGTTAAAGCTGGTGTATTTCCTGTATTAGCTGCTATAATAGAAGCAACACCGCTTAGTGTTGAAGCAGGAAATGATCCAGCAACATTTGCTAATGGATTTACAATACCAACTCTTCTAACAGCCATTATTCGGTTACCGTCACTCTCTTCCAACCATTAGTAGTTCTAACCTCTAGGGTATCGTACTCTATATTAAAACGAACATAACCTACCTCAGCGGCAGGATTTCTTTGCCCGCTAGTACCTTTGTCTACATATAAAGTGTTACTTACCCCTCTTATAACTTTATTGGTAAATGTTTGAGGTAAATCTCCTTGACCTACAACATCATCTTGAAGAATACCAAATACGCTAAAAGCTAAAGTATCTGTAGAAGGTCTTACAGTTAGAACATCTCCCGCGTTTACAGCAAACCTAAATGTTTCAAATGAAGTACCAAAACCAACAATTAAATTGTTGCATATATAAGAATATGATGTTTCAGTTATAGCTCCAGCTGGTACAACGTATATAGCACATTTTGGTATAGGAGTGGAGGTAGCAGCAACATTAGCCACAATTACCGATATTAAATAACTTTCAGAAAAAGTATAAATACCAGTAGCTTGGTTAGCATTGGGCCTAGCTGTCCCCAACCGAGTGATAGCCATATTGACCCCTTATGCCTGAGCTTCAGCCCATGATAGTTTTGCAGATGCCAGGGTCTCGTTACCTGTTAAACGAGCTACCGCAACAGTAAGGATATCAGGTCCGTCTGGGAAGGCTGAGTTACCTCCAAGAATAGAATTTGAAAGCTCAAATAGCTCGCTTACGTCAACCAAGGTAGTTTGCTCGGCTCCAGCTGCACCGTTAGCTCTAAAAGCATATACCTGAACTCCACCAGAAATAGTGTCGTTAGATGTATGGGTAATAATTTGAACGAGTGATGGGTTGTCGATTGCTTGGAAGTTTAGGTTATTTAAACGACCATTTAAAAGAACCTTAACATCAATTAACTGGTTAGTTTGTATACCAATTTCATTTAAACGAAGCTGCATTCGGTTAATAACATCTCGATCACCAAGAGCACCAGTTAAACCTTCAGATACCGATGGGCTAAGACGTAAAGAGATTAGAGGTTGATAATTTGCTCCAGAAGTGTTGTTTAATGACCCGGCTGGGGTTAAGCTGTAGGTAGCTGTTGAATTTCCTGGACTTAAAAAGTTAACAGCGTTCTTTGTAGCTATTGAACCAGCGGGAGCAGATTGTGAACCTGTAGTAAAGATACCGCCTTGGAATCCATTAACGTAAGTAAATGTTGTTGCACCTGTTACTGTAATTGTGTGAACACCGTTGTAGCCAGCGGCTAGTGTATCTGAAGAAGGTAAGTTTATAAAAATAGAATCGTTGTTAGAAAAACCGTGAGAAGCAGATGTTGTTATAGTTACAGTGCCATTAGTTTTTTGACGAGTTGCAATAGTTAAAGGAGTTGCTTGAGCTGCTGCTTGAGTGTAAAACAAAATTATATTATTAGCATTAAACACTCTAATAAAGTAAATTGTTTCATTTCTTAAATTAGCATTAGTGTTTACACCAACAATAGTTTGAATTTGTGGGTTTTGATCGTTGGTTTGTGGACGGCCAGTAGATCCAGTTCCTAAGAAGCTAACTGCGTCTCCAGTAGCAAAACCATGGGAAGGAATAGTTATAATATCGTTTAATGAGTTTGGAGTTGAACCAAACGGAGTAATGTTAATCGCGGTAGAGCCAAACTGCTTTGCAGTTGTTCCACCAATATTTAGCGATGGACTTGACTTAGAGAACAAGTAAGCGCGATCATCATCAAACTTACCGTCCATCATAACCGAGGTGCCCCAGTGGAATAGTGATGGGATGTAAGTTGGACCAGCAAAAGTAGCTACTTCGTAACGAGCTGGCAAGTTACCAGAACGGAAGTATGACTCGTACTTTTGGTTATTATGTACATACTCGTGTACATAACGAACTTGACCATCTACAGTTTTGAATCCATAACGAATCTTACCTGCACCATACCAAGAGTAGTCCATGTAAATCATCTGAATTTTAGATAAATCTAGGTTATACCCAGTAACACCTTGACCGTCGCAAACATCGATAGACCATTCTTCTTGAGGAGTTCTAGTGTCTACGGTAAGAGTTGCAATAATACCAGTCTTGGCTGGAGTAAATGAATGCGGTGTTCCAGTTCCTGCGCTAGATATAGTTATGTTTTGAGTTGCAGTTGGTGAAGCTTTTAGTCTAAATGTGTTGTTGTCAACAACATTTACATAATATGTACGACCATTAATAAGACCACCTATTGGGCTTCCGTCAATAGCATTATATTGAAGTGGAAGATTTTGACTAAATCCGTGACTTAAAATTACGAATGAGTCGTTAGCTGTTCTAACAACTCCAGTACTTCCATCTCCTGGAACGAACTCTCTTTCGTTTCCAGAGTTACCTTTAAATTCTGGTTTAATAGTCAAACGAGTATCACTGTCAATTGAACCGACTTTATAGGTTTGACCTCTTAATACAATAGAATCACCAACAGTTAATTGCTTACTAAACGATGTATTTGTTCCGAACAAAAATTCTGATCCTTGTAGAGCAGCACATGTTCCAGCAATCTGTTGAGTAGAAGAACGACGAACAGCGTAAAGTTTTTGACCATCAAACTCAAAGAACATACCGTTTTGATCATCAAACATACCAGCTCGGAGAGCTCCATTAACCCATCCAGTCACATGTAGACGTGGGAATCCATATGCTGTATTTTCTACAATTGTAGCTGTAGCTATAAATGTAAAGTTAAAAGAATCAATTACTGTTACTTGGAATGTTCCGTTATAAACGGTGCTAAGAACTCCTTGTGATGTCTCAGCATCATCAATACGAGCTGATAATCCACTAATAAGACCATGAGGTCTGCGTGTTCTTACAGACACAACTTGTGATGAGCCAATTCTTGCCATGTTTTCGATATCAATCGAAGGCTTAAAGTTTATACCAGCAGATGTCTGGATACCCTTACCTGACTGATAACGGAAATACTTACGAGTCTGGCGAATAATCGAACCATACCAAGTACCAAAACCTGTTGACATCTCAACGCCGCCGTCAAACGGACGATGCAATGAGTATCCTTGTGGACGAACATAAACGAAAGTCGGATAAGAAAAGTTAACTCCAGCATAAGTAGTGTTGTATGGACGGTCTACTGTAATCTGAGTATCAGAACCAATAGCAGTAATTCTTCTAATAATAGGAGTAGATGGGACTGTTTTTGTTAGAACCATTGCAGAACCACTGCCTTGAGTGGTTAGATCTACTGCGTTACTGCCAGCTTCTGCTTCGCTCTTAAGAACGTGGAGTGTTAGTGAGTTACTTGTTGTAGGAGTTAATGTTCCACCTATTACAGGTGTTCCAAGAGCAATATCTCCAGCTACTGGAACATTTACAGTTACTACAGTAGCTGAAGTTACTTGATGAACTGTCCAAGCTCCATTAAATACTTCTGGATTAACTCCGCCAATTCCAGATACTGTGAATGTGTTACCAGCTCTTAAGTTGTGGTTTGCTGAAGTAGTAAACTCAAGATATGTAAAACCATTTAAAGTAAATCTTCTTCTGTTAGATACGGTTGCAGTTGTTGTAAATGGAATAGATCTTACGAAATAGTAGTAATTAGAGACTAGAGGGTTAGGTGCAACACCACCAGCTCCTGTTGTTTGTACAGTTCCAGAAGTTTGATACTCGTTTGTAATAGCGCTAGCAATAGATACTGGATGAGTATATGTGAATGTAAAAGTATCAGACACAGTTATTGTGTAAGTACCATTAAATTCTGATGCGGCGCTGGCATTACTTAAACCAGAAATAGTTGCAGTATTTGATGTTGAATATCCGTGAGGTTCACGAGTTACAATTGTCACTGTTTGACCAGACTTGCTGATACGGAAAATTTGACGAATAGGTCCGCCAGTTCCTGGATTAAATGAAACGGCATCTCCAGTAACAAAAGGATGGGCAGCAACAGTTATATTTTCAGTTGAAGTGTTTATATCTGTAGAAGCAAAATATGCTGGAGTTGTTGTATCTGTTGGGAATAGACGGAGTCTATCTCCCACCTTAAGAATCTTAGAAAATGAAGTTCCAGAACCGTTAACGAGTACTGAACCAGATGTAGTAGTTACAGTTCCAGTTCCAGTAATCTGTCCATTAATTTGAACGCTGGTAAGTGTGTGAGCAAGTCCAGCACCAAAACTTGATAAGGTTAAAACTACACCAGAACTAGCATCTTCTTCTGTTTCAGCTAAACGAATCCAGTCTTTATTAACAACAATTACATAATAGTGAGTGTCATCTACAAGACCTTGAATGTCTGTACCGCCACCATTTGAGTAAGTAACTTCTGTACCTGTATTAAAGCCATGAGAAACAACTTTTATAATGTTCTGTGTAATATCTAAAGATGTTCTTGGGTTGAATATTTTTACAATTTCTGGGACAGTTCCAGCTGCAGTAACTTCAAATGTATTAGCATCTACAATATCACTAATTACATAAGTTCCGTCTGGTGTTCTAATTAAAGACTTAAGTTTTTGTCTTCCAACTGGTGCAGGGGAATCTACAAGATCTATAGCAACATTGTTTTCAGCATTTGATGATGATGTTGCAAGTTTAAATGTGTTTCCGTTTACAGGAATAATATAGTATGGAGTACCGCTAGTTAATCCGCTAATAACAGTTTGACCTACGCTGTCATACTCGACAAGCTCGCCAAGGCTAAATCCGTTGTTAGGAATAGTTATAGTGTTGTCATTAAAATTAACTGAGAAGGTTACTAGAGCATGGGTACCAATACCTACGGAAGAAATATTTGTAGAGCTTAATAAAGTTATGTCATTAAATAATCTAACTGTATTTGCATCTACTCTTTGAATATAATAAATTCTTTGATTCTCTAAGCCACTAATCTTAGTGTCAGTTACAAGTTCTCCAACTAATGCAGAAGCAGGAACTTCTCTAAGCTTAAGATTTCCTGCTGTAGCGTTTACTCTAGGAATAGTGTTTAAAGTTACTGTTCCAGATACGTTTTCTGAAACTAGTTGCTCTATAAGCATGTTTCCAGTAACTGAAGCGGAAGTAATATTTGCAGAAGCTAAAGTAAAGAACTCAAATACTGTAGCACTTATTACAGTAGAAACTGTATGAGTTCCGTTAAATTGATCGGCATCTGCACCAGTAATGCTGTTGATGCTAATAATATCTCCAGCTTTTAAAGTGTGGCTAGCTGATGTAGTTATACGAGCAACATTTAAAGTTCTTTGACGAGTTGTAATGCTAAATGTTGTAACACCTGCTTGTTGAGGTCTAGTTACAGTAAATGTTCTAGCTGTTGGAGTTGATGCAATTACCCATGTTCCGTTGAACACTGACTGTTGATTTCCAGATATTGAAGAAATAGTTACAGTTGTGCCTGGAGATAGATAGTGATCAAAAGTTGTAGTAAAGCTAGCAACTGTATTAGAAATTAGCTGTCTTGCAGATAAAGTTCTTGTATATGTAGGACCTGTATAGCGAATCTGATTTACAGCAACAATAGTTCCAGATGCTACAGCAGCAGTTATTGTTCCAGTAGTAGCAGTTGTAAAAGTAAATCTGTTAGCAGCTGGAACTCCAGTAATAACAAAATCACCAATAAATTCTGGTTGAAGAACTCCTCCTACAGTAACGTTATCTAGTCTTACAGTTTCTCCAACAAGTAAATCGTGGTTTGCAGAAGTTGTTATATCTGCAACGGTTCCAACTCTACTTCTGTTAGAAACAGAGAAAGCTGGGACTGTAGCTATAGGAAATGCTTTTTCAGAAACTCCAGTTATAGTTAAAAGTGCAGTATTTAAAGCATTAACAGCAGTGTATGTGAATTGTGTAGTGGTTGGGATAGATGCAACGGTGTACTCTCCTATGAAATCGCTAGCATTGTCTCCTGTTACATTAGAAATCTTTATACGATCTCCAACTGAATAAAAGTGTGGATTGTCTGTGTTAATAGTTCTAGTTGTAGACGTACTTTCACGACTAATAATGTTTACTTTATTATTCCAGTAAGTTGCATTAAATCCATTTGAATCGCTATTGTTATTCTCTAGATACACAAAATTACCAGCAATAAAATCGTGCGGTGTAGTTAGATTAATAATATTATTTGTACTTCCTGTAAGTCTTCTATCTAAAATATTTACAGTTTTAATCTCTGGTGTATAAAGTAGTGTTGTTCCACTTGAACCAGTTAGAGCTCTGTAAGTTCCATGGAACACATCTTGGTTAGCGTTAGTTCCACCAACTAATGTCTGTACAGTAAATCTATCTCCTACAGCTAAATCATGATTAACATCTGTGGTAATTGATGCAATATTAGAAGTTTCTCCAAACCTGCTAACACCAAGATTTCTGTTATTTATTCTTACGCCAATCTTTGAAACACGGCCAATAGCTGTTTCTGGGCCAAAAGTTAAGCTTGATGACGGCATTGAGTATTGAAGCTGTGTAGAGCTTACTGAAGTAACAATTTGTTCTCTATAAACAGTTCCTGAAGCATTAACCCCAAGAGTTCCCACAGGAATAGTTGTAAAGGTAATGCTTGGCTGTAGATTTGAAGGAGTTCCTTCATGAGAAGCTACATATGAGAACTGGTTTGTTCCACTTGTAGCGCTAATAGCAAATACTCCATTAAAGTACTCACCAATGTCATCTTGAATGCCAGATACGTTTCCAGAAATTCCTTGAATCCAAACAAACTGACCTGTTGAGTAGTAGTGTGGTTCGTTTGTAATAATAGTTCTGGTTGTTCCAGAAGAAGCAATAGATCTAACATTAAGTATTCTTGTATGCTCAAGCATTTCTAGATCAGGACGACGAACAATAGTAAAGTTTCCAGTAACTGCTCCATCAGTGATAGATACGCTTTCTTCTGCAGTATAAGAAAGAGTGTTTCCGCTAGCTACAGTAAGAATATAAATTCCATTAAATCTAGTTGCATTAGTTCCAGTAAATCCTGAAATCTGAACATACATACCAGCTGAATAACTGTGATTACTTGCAAGAGTTAAAGATCTAGTTTGACCAGAGCTGGCAGTTCTTGTAATAGTAATAGGAGTAACTGCAGTTGCGTTAGGACGAGCAAAGCCGTCTAAAGTTACTCTTGATCCTACTTGAATTCCGTGCGGCTCGGATGTGTTTATAATTCTAGTAGTTGTAGAAGAAGAAATTGTTGTTATTACAAAATCTCTTGATTTTTGATATCTAACTGTTTGACCTGACACATATCCATGTGTAGGAATATATAAAGAGTCTTCAAGATCATTAACAACTGTAAGAATAAAGCTGTGGTTAGTTCCAGTTCCTACAGAAGTAAAATCTATTACAGGTCCTTGCAGAGATTGAGAAAGTGTAAATCTATTTGCATCTAATACTTCTTTAATATAGTAAGTAGAGTTGTTTTGTAGTGGAGTAATGGTGTTTCCAGAACCAGAAGAATATCTTACTGGCTGATCTACAAGAAAACCGTGGTTATTAATTGTAATAACATTTGTTGCAGTATTTACAATAACTCTACTTAAACCTTGATTTGTAGCATTAGCTTCAGTAGTTAAATTTATTTCAGTAAAATTAGGATCTGGAGTTAAACTTAGTTTGTAACTGTAGTCATCAATACGATCTACATAATAAACATCTGTATTATTTAAGCCGCCTAGCGCTGTTCCAGTAAAGAAGTATTGAACAGCTTCTCCTTCAAGAAGTCCATGAGGGGTTAGAGTGTTTACTTTATTAAGCTCGAAATCTACTCTTAAAGGTACTAATGCATGGTATTGAGAACCAGCTGGAGCGATTGCAATTGGATCTGTATCTGATTCTGCGTTTGAAGGTGTTGCATAGATTTTAAAACCGAATACTGAACGCTCTACTAAAGTTACAGAAACTGAACCTTCAACATCTCCAGTATTAAATTGAGCTAAGTTTGAAATACTTTGCCCGAGAATAGTTGCAGATCCGTTATATAAACCATTTGATGTACCAATATTTGTAGCAGTAGCAAATATAAATGAACCACCACCGCCACCTACAGTATTAGCAGTGTTAGTATTAGCAGCTCCGCCTGAATAACCTCCAGCACCGCCAGAAGAACCAGTAGAGTTATTACCTCCACCGCCGCCACCAAAACCACCATTACCAGAAGCAGTACTGTCTTGACTTCTAAGACCACCAGCTAGACCAGATGGGAAACCAATACCGCCGCCTCCTGCATGTGGTCCAGTTACTTGAGTACCGTTTCCACCATTTGATAAGAAACCTCCACCAGCACCACCAATTGCATTAGATGGGCCACCGTTACCGTTTGTTCCACCAAGCTGACCTGTGCTTGAGGTTCCACCATTTGAAGTAGTTACAGCATTTAGTCCTGATGTTGTGTTGCCAGATGAAGAACCTCCACCAGCTACAAATAAAGGAATGTTTCCACTTTTACGGACAACCCATGATGCACCAGAAGATCCTGGCCAAGTGTTTCCAGATGCAGGAAGCTCTCCTCTTTGTCCAACTACAATAGTAATTGTTTCGCCTTTAATTAAACGAACACGACCTCGAATAATTGAGCCACCGCCACCAAGAGCACGACCTTGGCGACCTGGAGCGCCTTTTACGTTAAACTCATAAACACCATCTTCTGGAACTATCCAATCTTGATAGCCTTGGAATGAACCCTGTGAAAGGTATGTGTTTCTCCAAGCAGCAGAGCTATAAGATGTTCTAAGCTGTTCTATAGTTGGACCAAATCGTCCAGTCACACCTGCAGAAGTAAAATCAAAAGTAGTAAATTCATAAAGTGCGCTGCCGCCAAGACCTGTCAACTGATTTTTTACATAATAAACTGATCCAGAAGTTAGACCTGTAATAGGTGTAGAGTCTGTTAAATACCTTACTGCTTGCTGATTGTCGTACTTAACAGAAGAAATATTAAATGAATTGTCAAAAACATTTGGATAGTTAAGAGTTACAGAACCGACAGTGTACTCTGTAAGATCTATATTTGATCCACCTTGAGTAGAAGCAAATCCAATTGTGTATGCGTCAGTGTTAGTATAATAAACAGTGTTTGTAGTTAAACCTGATATATCTGCAGATCCATCTCTATAGACCCAAGCGCTATCGTCTGTTATATTTGATGGAAAAGCTGTAATAGAGTCTCTTCTAGCAAAATAAATGTAATCTTCTTCAAGGTTTACATTTACCTTTTGAAGGGTATGGGTACCAGAGCCACCTACGGCGGTTATATTAATTGGCATCTAGTTTCTACTCCTTTTTAGTAATCTAATTTTACTATCTAACGAAAACCGCTAGACCAGTGAAAGTTCTATTGCTTGTACCGCCAGAAGTAGAGGTGTTGTTAAACACGCCATGACCTCTAAAAGTTAAGTTTCCGCTATATACAAATCCAATTCCTCCACCAAAAGCTGAGGTTGCAGTAGTATTGGTTCCACCAACACCTAGCATAGCCATTCCATAACCAGTTCTATTTTCTGAAGAAACGTTGCTGTAACCGCCAGTAACGTAAGTATTTAAAGTTCCTGCAGCATAAGTATTTGAATAATCTGTTACTACTTTAAATCCAAATCGAGGAGTTCCAGTAACTAAAGTTGCAGTATTAACTGAGGCAACTACTTGAAGTCTTCTATTCCATGCATACTCGGATGTAGCCACTGATGGGAATAACCATTGGTCACCTAATGTAGATAGATTTGTAGCTCCAGTGACTGTACGCATACTTGGAATAGTAGAGTTGTGGCGCCATCCAAGCCTGTTAGCTGTTGCATTTACAGATACAACCATAACATCATTAAATGGAAGTTTGTAGAATAATGGACTAAAAGAATCTATATCAGTAAAATTAGAGTTATTTACTAACGGGAACAAGGTAGTAAAATCTGTATCATTATTCCACGCCCAGCCGTTCCAGTGAGGGCCAAAAGTAAATCCAGCACCACTTTGAGGGGCTAAACCAGAAGTAATTGAGTTTGTTTGAAGTGTGGTTGTGGAAAGTTTCATAATTTGTGTCCATCCACCACTCTCCAAAGAGAAATTGCAGTATGTTAAATATGCTGTAGAAGTTCCAGCTGGCTTAATCCAGTAAGCACCGTCTGCGGCAGATGGATTTATAGTTTTAATTGCTTGTGCGCTTGCAGCAGCTCTAGCTTCTGTTGTTCCGTCAAGTAAGAAACCTCTTGTTCTACCTAAAGATATATGAGTAGAGTCATAAACTCTTTCTACAAAGAAATAATCATTTGTAGACCCGGTTCCAGTAACACCAAATTTTCCATCTACTGGATATTCATATCTAACCATATCGGCTTCTTCAAAATTGTGTCCTGGAATTGCAATAACATCTCTGTCTAAAGAAACGCTAATTGCTTGAAATGTTTGAGTTCCAGATCCTCCAGAAATTGCTGAAAGAACACCTCCGCCTGGAGAATCAGATATGTTAATAATATTAGTTTGAGCGTTTAAGGCAACTACCCAATAAGTTGTATTGTTAGTTAAACCAGATGCTGCTGAGCCAGTTGAAGTATATAAAACCATTTGACCAGCTGCCCAGTTTGTGTTCTGAGTCATCTGAATATTTCCTAAGCCAGAAATAAGTTGAACTGTAAAAGTTGATCCTGCAGAATTATCTCCGTCAAACTCAAATTCTGTACCTTTTATAAGATTTATACTTGTTTGATTTATAGTATCTAAGTTGTTACCAGCAAAATTTGCTACAAGATCAGCTAATTGAAAGGTTCCTGAAATATTAGAAGTAATAGGTATAAATGCACCATTAGGTGTGGCACTGACTTGAAAAGTAGAGCTTGATGTTCCTAGTTGAGTATCGCTTTTTAAAAAGACAATGCCTCTAGGGTTAGTTAAAAAATATCCGTCACCAGCGGTTACTGCATATGTTAAAGGCTGTCCTATTTTTCTACCATTAAAGTTTTCCGTAGTATGACTTACTGTAATTGTATTATTTACTGTATCCACACCGCTTACAGAACTAGCAACAGTTATAGGACTACTTGTATATGTGTTATTAAAATTTTGAACCACTCTTGAAGATGTATTAGATCCATCAAATGTACGAGCAGTAACGTTATTAGAAGCATCAAAAGATTTTGCTTCAGTATTCGTTGAATCAAATTCCTGTGTAATTGTAGAGTTAAGATTTAGAAAATAAAGAGGAGTATTGGGCCCAAAACCATGAGGACTATCTGTTTGGACAGTCAATGTTGATATAGCTTGATTATCTGTTTCTACACCACGAGCGTCAGATATTTTAATTTGAGAGCCTTGAAAAAATTCACCAGTAATAATTGCTGTATAAAGATCTTCAATGTTTTGAGTTTGAGGCTGAGTTTCTCTAGCTAAATATGTAAAAGCTCTAGTATTAGGAATTGAGTTGATGATATATGAACCATCGGCGGTAATAGCCTTTGAACCGCTAACATTTATAGGAGTTCCAACCGCAAGCCCGTGGTCCAAAGATGTTCTAACGGTAACCTCTCTAGAACCTGTAATAGTTGTCATAGAGGAAATATTTGGAATAGTGGTATCACCGCTCTTAGAAAAGAACGATGGGGTGTTATTAATAAGCTCTACTGTTTCCCACTTAGTAGGCTGTAGACCATACTCAAAGTCGGTATCAATGAGGTTTTCAGGCTCAGATACACGAAGTTTAGTTACTGGGTCAATAAACTCTTTTGGAAAATTAATTTCTCCGCCAGTTGAGCTACCTCCAGAGCTACCACCTAGAAAACCTGGCATTAGCGAGTACCTCTTTCAAAAACGTAGTGAGTCATAGTTTTTATAAAAACGCTTAGTAACTTTTCTAAATTATACACCAAGCCACCAAGATGTAGTTATTTTATATGAACCAGCTCCACCTGTAGGGCCAGTGACACCTTGAGATCCGCTAGAAGTTTCAACAAAAACACCTTCGAAAAAAACATAAGTTTTTGCAGTTTGAGTATCAAACCAAACATCTCCATTAACTGCTGTAAGTAAGCTTGGCTGTTGAGGGCTTGCTTGAAATTTACCTACAGGACCTGTTGGTCCAGTTGGGCCTGGAACTTCAGACTGTGCTCCTGTTGGTCCAGAAGCTCCTGTTTGACCGCGAGGGCCTGTAGGTCCTTGTGGACCCGGAACACTTGAATCTGCACCAGTAGGTCCTGTAGGGCCAGTATCACCTGGATCGCCTTGTATTCCTTGTGGTCCAGTAAGACCTATTACACCTTGTACACCTTGAGGTCCTGTTGGGCCAGCTACATCTGAAACTGGTCCAGTAGGGCCTTGAATACCTTGTGCACCTGTTGCACCTTGAGCTCCAGTTGCTCCAGTAGGGCCTTGAATACCTTGCGGTCCAGTAGGGCCAGTAGGTGTGACACGAAGAGCTTCCCAATAAACTCCAGTCCAGACCCAGGTTTGACCGTTAGCCGTATACTCTTCACCTACGACTGCTGGTGTGGGAAAATCAATTGCTGCCACTTAGGTCCGTCCTTTCTTTTCCTATTGTACTTCTATAATTATTAATCTAGTTGTGGTTCTACAGCTCCAGAGTTAAGCTTATTTACATAAGCTGAAGCCCAGTTTGTTGCTGACTCTAAAGATTCCCAAGGGCCACTTTCATCAATTACGTTGTCACTGTAAAAAATTTGAACTAAAGGTCCATTTTCAGCAATAATTGTATAAGAAAACATTATCTATCTCTCCTTTACGCCGAGTAACTAATTTTTCCAGATGCGCCTACAGCTAGGGCATTGTTATTGTCAATAAAGACACCATTAATAATAGAAGTTCCAAACTGGCTATTTCTTTGAATCCACGAAACTCCGTCAGATGAGGTAGCTACTTTACCACTAGCTCCACCAGCTATATATGTACCATCTGCAGAAACTGAAACAGCTCTAACTGTAGATGATCCAAAACTACTTGTGGGAAATGTTTGAGTCCATGTAATTCCATTACTAGACGTTGCAAACTTTCCAACTTCTCCACCAGCAAAAAAGAGTCCATTTTCAGAAGATGTTATAGCAAAAATACTGCTAGTTCCAAAGCTAGAAGTTCTTTGAGTCCATGTAGTTCCATTACTAGATGTTGCAAGTTTTCCATCATAACCTACCGCTGTAATTAAGCTATTTGATGCGGCAAGTCCATTTATAAAACTTGTCCCAAAAGAGGAAGCCCTTAAAATCCAATTAATACCATCTACAGATGTAGCTAACTTTCCAGATCCTCCTGCAGCTACCCATAAAGATGCACTAGGAGAATATGTAATTGCAAGAATAGGTGTTGCTCCAAAACCAGAAGATCTTTGTGTCCAATTTACTCCATCTGGAGAAGTTGCTAATTTTCCAGAGCTTCCACCAATTATATATTGATTGTTCCCATAAGCAATAGCGTATATACTGCTTTCATTAAAATTAGTTTCTCTTTGAGTCCAATTTTGGGTGTCTAAAGATGTAGCAAGTTTTCCAGAGTTTCCAGCAGCTAAATATAAATTTTCTGAAGCTGTGTAATGAATTGCATTTATGTTAGTTAAACCAAAAGAAGTTAACTCTACTTGCTGCCACCCTGCTGGAGTAAAAGGGAAAAAGAGAGTAGCACTAATTGAATGAAGGGAAATAAGCACATTACACCGTTAAATTTCCAGTTAAAAGCCATTGATTAGTTCCTAGCTTAATTAGTGATGCAGGTGCATATCTAGCTTTAGTTGTAAATCTAGATCCTTCACTTACAATAGAAACTCCTGCTGCTGGAACTATATTAACTTGACCTACTCCTAGCTGTACAACAACTATTTGAGTACCAGTTTCAAAAGTATATCCACCACTTCCATCCAAAGGCACCGTTAAAGTCATTAAACTAGAACTATTCATTCTTACTAAAGTAGCTCTATCTGAAGAACCTAAAGTGGTAGAAGCTAGATATTGAGTACCAGTTAAGTTAAAAAATGCTGGACCTGTAGGGCCAGTGTCTCCAGTTGAACCAGTAGGACCTTGTAAACCTTGAGGACCCTGAGGACCTGGGACAGATGAATCAGCTCCAGTTGGACCTGCAGGACCGACAATAGAGTTACCTTGTGGCCCAGTATCGCCTCTCGGACCTTGAGGGCCAACAATCTGTCCTACACTTGTCCAAGATGATCCTCCCCACACATAAAGATCGCCATCAGAATCAACAATACGAGCATCATTAACTAAGTTTCCAGCTGTAGGTAGTAGTCCTACAGTTGCAGATGATCCTCTAAATGTTATTGAAGTACCTTGAGGACCTGTATCTCCTCTTTGACCTTTTTCACCTGCAAGAGAGAAACGCCATGTGTTATATGTTCCACTACCATTTACAAGATCAATATTTACAGTTACATCATTTCCTGTAATAGTAATAATTACACCTTCAAGAAAAATTGTTGGAGCTGTAGAGTTAAATATGCGAACTCTGTTTCCAACAATGTATGCATTTACAGCGTTAACTGTGAAAAGAATATTTCCAGTACTCATCAAACGAGAAGTTGATGAAGTTGTGTTTGTGTAATTAGCTCCAGTTGGACCTATAGGTCCAGTAATTCCTTGAGGACCTTGAGGACCTTGAGGACCTGCAACAGTTGAAGCGGGACCTGTAACACCTTGAATACCTTGAGGACCTGTGGGCCCCTGCGGACCAGGAACGGTAGATGCAGCACCTTGTTGACCTGTAGGTCCAGTAGCACCACGAAGACCTACATCTCCTTGTGGACCAGTAATTCCTTGTGCACCAGTAGCACCTGTTGGACCTGTTGGACCACCTGCTGGTCCTTGTGAACCAGTTGCGCCAGTTGGACCTGTAATAGCTGGGCCAGTAGCACCAGTAGAGCCTGGTGCACCAGTAGGACCAACGAAACCTCTAGGACCTGTTGGTCCTGTAGGACCAGAAGAACCTTGTAAACCTATAGGACCTGTATCTCCAACCGCACCTTGAGATCCAGTCGGTCCTACTGGACCTACAGGACCTGTGGGTCCTCTATCCCCAGTATCACCTTTAAAACCTCTTACACCAGTTGGTCCTTGCGCTCCAGTAGCTCCCGTTGCACCAGTAACTGAAGCCCCAGTTGGGCCAGTATTGCCTTGAGGACCAGTTGCTCCTGTTGGTCCTGTATTTCCTGTAGGACCTAAAACTGTAGAGGCTTCTCCTTGTGCACCAGTTGGTCCCGTTGGTCCAGCTGGTCCTATATTTGAAGATGCCGACTCAACCCAATAATCATCGTAATAAACAAAAATTTGACCAGTTTCTGAATTAAACCAAGAATCTCCTAGATCTGGTGAAGCTGGTGGAGTTGCAGCTACAGTTGAAAAAATACCTTGTGCACCAGTTGGACCTGTTACGTTACTTGCTGCACCAGTAGCGCCCGTGGCACCTGTAGGACCTATAACTGGTGAAATTACTAAATTCCAAGAAGTACCAGTCCAAATCCAAGTTTGAGAGCCAGAAGTAAACGTGTCGTTTACTTGAGGTGAATTAGGAAAATCTATAGCTGCCATTTAACTCACCTTTCCTATACTGCCGACTCGTACTGAAAATGAATAAGAATTTTATCGTTAGCGCTAAACAAAAACGGTGAACTTTCAGTAATTGCAACGCCTTCATCGAAAGTAGCACTTTGAGAGTGAATGTAGAGTTCTAATCTGTTATTAATATTATTATTAAAAATTGCAGTTCCAAAATAAGTAATACCTGGACCTTCATCGCGCATAACAACTTGACCAACTGGTTGATAATTTTCGTATATTCCAGCTGTCGGTAAGCTTACCGTGTATATACCAGAACCTCTATTAAAACCTACAGTTCCAGCAATAACTCTAATTTCTCCAATTACAGTGGCTCCCAACGTTACATATCTTCCGCTTACGGTTCCATTTCCAATTACAGGATTTGTAACGCTACCAGTTAAATTAGGTGTGTAGTTTTGCCAAGCAGTAAACGCAAATGCTCCAGTAGCACCCGTAGCACCAGTTGGGCCAGTTACAGTACTAGGTGCACCTTCAGGACCAGTTGGTCCTGTTACACCTATTGGCCCAGTTGGACCAGTAGCACCAATAGCAGTTGAATCAAGACCAGGTGCTCCTGTTGGTCCTGTTGGTCCTACAGCGCTAGTACGAACTAGACGCCAAGAAGATCCATTCCAGCGATATGTTTGAATACCGTTTGTATACTCTTGATTAAGAGTTGGACTACTAGGAAAATCTAATACTGACATGTATACCTCCTTATTCCTCTAGTTTTATGAAATTGATATGTAACTACCATTTAAGGTTATTACATCTGCTGTTGTTAAGGTAACTGGAGCTGTTCCAGTTAAATTAGTTCCAATACCGTTAGTGCCTAAATAATATAAATTTAAAGTTGCAGATCCATTTGCAGTATTATATCCAACAATTTTATGTATAGATGCATTTGTTTGTAATATTCCATTAAATATAAAATTAGAAGAAGATAGTGGAAGAAACGGTAAAGTAACACTATATTGACCAGTGCCAAAATTAGAGACATTTGTTAAACTAATTTTTATATCTACCGTAACATTTTGTCCATATTTTGTGTGAGTTCCAAAAGCTGGGCTGCCAACAAACACTAAACCAGTTCCAGAAAAAGTAGGAGTGTAGCTTGTTATAGAAGGAACTCCAGCTGGTCCTGTATCACCTGTTGCACCAGTAGGACCTATTTTATCTACTACATCAATAACTCCACCAATTGAAAGTTCAGTTACATCTTGATAGATAATTTGTGTAGGAGAGGTTAGAGGAACTTCATAAACTATAAGTGTGTCTAAGCTGGTTCTGTTTCTACCAGCGGTAGTTGAGTTGTTAGTTGCTCCTGGAACTGTTGAAATATTTCCTGATGTAAGTCTAAGAGCAAACGAATTAGTTACCTCGACTTCGCTAACATCAAAGTAAGCTGTTTCGCCTCTAACTACTGTTAACGAAGGATTGTCTCCTACAAGACCGTCTACAGTATATGAAAGAGTGTCTACAGAAGATCTAACTTTATATAAAATACCGCCTCTTGGACCTCTTGGTCCAGTTGAACCAGTAGGACCTGGAACTACAGATGCTGGACCTACTGAACCAGTTTCACCAGTTGAACCAGTTGGGCCTGTTGCCCCTTGAGGACCTTGCGGACCAACAATTTGTCCAATATTGTTCCAAGAATCTCCATCCCAAATATAAAGATCCCCGTCTGCTTGAACAATATATCCATCTCTAATAGAAATATCACTTAAAGGAAGATCAAATACTGTAGCAACACTTCCAAGAAGATTTACACCTACTCCTTGTCCACCAGTAGCTCCAGTAGCTCCAGTCGCACCAGTTGGTCCTGGCGTTGTATTTACTGGTCCAGTCGGTCCAGTTGCCCCAATTAAAGCTCCAGCCTCTATCCAACCATTTTCAGAAGTGTAGATATAAATAGTATTTTCTTCATAAATTACATAAAAGTCACCTACTGCTCCAGGAGAAGCTCCTGCATCAGCTTGAAATTCAGCAAAGTTGTTGTAAAAACCTTTTGCTTGAGAGCCAACTCCTTGTGGTCCAGTTGGGCCAGTTACGGAAGCTCCCGTTGCCCCAGTAGGACCTGTTGGTCCTGTACCACCTGTAATACCTATAGCACCTGTAGGACCTGTAGGACCTGTAGCTCCTACTGCTCCAGTTGGACCTGTTGCTCCGCCAAATTCGGAAGTTCCTACTTCGACCCAGTAGCTATCGTAATAAACAAATACTGAACCGTTTTCTGTATCAAACCAGACGTCTCCTTCTTGTGGACTTGCTGGTGGTGTTGATGCAGAGGGTATAAATTCTCCAGGAGCTCCTGTTGGCCCTGTTACGTTTGATGGAGCACCAGTTGCTCCAGTAGGGCCCGTTGGACCTGTTGGTCCAAGTAAAGTTGACTGTGGTCCAGTAGGGCCAGTATTTCCTGTAGGTCCTAACTCTCCTTGAGGACCTGTGATTCCTGTAGGTCCAGTTGGACCAGTTGGTCCTGTAACTGAAGGACCAGTTGGTCCTGTAATTCCTCTAAAACCTGTTGGGCCAGTTACACCTGTAGGACCTGCAACACCAGTGGCACCAGTCGGACCTGCATCACCTTGTGGACCTGTTGGTCCTATAGGTGCTGCACCTGTTTCAATCCAAAATCCATCATAATAAATATAAGTTTTTCCGTTAGCAGTGTTAAACCATGCATCACCTGTATCTGGTGAAGCTGGTGGTGTAACTGCTACTGCAGCAAAATTTCCTAAATCGCCTTGTGAACCAGTTGAGCCTGTAGCACCAGTAGCACCTGTTGCACCAGTCGGACCTGTTGGACCTTGAATATTTCCAACATTGTCCCACTCTTCTCCAACAGAATTCCAAACATAGAGATCACCAGCAACAAGATAACCATCTCCAGGTTCTCCTGTTGGCTCTGCTGCTTCTAATGCTTCAAGTGTTGGATAAGAACCAAGAATTGTTACGCCAGTTCCTTGGTCACCTGTAGCACCAGTTGCTCCCGTTGCACCAGTTGGTCCTGTGTCACCTGTTACACCCGTTGGACCTGTAGATCCTGTAGCACCAGTTGGTCCTGTATCACCTGTAGATCCTGTAGCACCAGTTGGTCCTGTATCACCTGTAGATCCTGTAGCACCAGTTGGTCCTGTATCACCTGTAGATCCTGTAGCACCAGTTGGTCCTGTATCACCTGTAGATCCTGTAGGACCTGTAACAGTGCTGTCAGCTCCCGTAGGACCAGTTGGACCAGTAGGACCTGTAACAGTAGAAGCAGCTCCTGTAGCACCAGTTGGTCCAACTTCTCCTTGTGCACCAGTAGCACCCGTAGGACCAGTAGAACCAGTAGGACCAGTTGAACCTATTGCAGTTGAATCCAAACCTGCTGGTCCAGTTGCTCCCGTTGCACCAGTTGCACCAGTAGCACCAGTTGGGCCAGTTACTGTGCTGTCAGCTCCCGTAGGACCAGTTGAACCAGTAGCACCTGTTGGACCTGTTGGACCTGTAACACCTTGAATACCTTGAGGACCAATATCACCTGTTCTTGCAAAGGTAATAAAAATATCTTCATCATTTGAATATGAAGTAGCAAGACCACTTACATATGAAACAGGTACTTTAAAATATCCACTTTGTTCAGAAATATTATCTGTAATTGTAAAAATAGCAAAGTCAGCTGCATTGAGCTTATTGCTGATTCGCATGTGTCCTTTAATAGGACTTGTTGAATCATCAATAGTTCTTAAGAAAGCTTGAATATCGGTAGCACCATCTACCTCATCATCAATAAACATAAATGTTGCAGTTTGAATATCTGCTTGATTAAAACGAAGTCTTCCAGTTCCTGGATCTTCTTCAGTTGTTGTAGAGCTAAATGTGTAATCAAAACTTGCTCCACCAAAAGTACCAGCAGGACCTGTTGCACCAGTAGCACCTGTAGGACCTGCAACACCAGTTGCACCTGTTGGACCTTCAACTGTAGAAGCAGCACCAGTAGGACCAGTCGGGCCTATGTCTCCTGTATTACCTATTGGACCTGTAGCACCAGTCGCACCAGTAGCGCCAGTAGCGCCAGCTCCCGTAGGACCAGTAGAACCTGTAGGACCTGCAACACCAGTTGCACCTGTTGGACCAGTATCGCCAGTGTTACCTGTAGGTCCTATTCCACCTGTTGGACCAGTTGCACCAGTTGGACCAGTGACAGTACTTGCAGCACCTGTTGGTCCAGTATCACCCGTCGCACCAGTTGCACCAGTTGGACCAGTATCTCCTGCATCTCCCTTTACACCTTGTGAACCAGTTGCACCAGTTGCACCAGTTGCACCAACTGTTCCAGAACTTCCTGTAGCACCAGTGGGACCAGTTGCGCCAACTTCTCCTTGTGAACCTGTTGGTCCTGTAACTGTTGATGCTGCTCCAGTTGCACCAGTTGCACCAGTTGCACCAGTAGCTCCTGTAGGTCCAGTAGGACCGACATCTCCAATATCACCAGTTCTAGCAAAAGTTATTAATACATCATCACTAGCAGAGAAAGAATTAGCAAGACCACTTAAGTAAGTAACTTCTACTTTAAAATAACCACTAGATTCTATGTAATCATCAATTGAAAACATTGCAAAATAATTTGCATCTGTTTTTCTTGCAATTCTAAAATGTCCCTTAAGTTGGCTTGTAGAAGCCATAATTGTGCGAAGAAGATTTTGTATATCAATTGCGCCATCTTGTTCATCATCGATAAACATGTATGTTGCTAACGAAAGATCAGCGTTATTAAACTTTACAACTCCAGAAGTAGGATCTGAATCTGTTGTGTTTGTGCTAAATGTGAAATCAATTGTTACGCCACCAAATTGTCCAGCTGGACCAGTAGCGCCTGTTGGTCCTGTAACTGTTGATGCTGCTCCAGTTGCACCAGTTGGTCCTTGAGGACCTGTATCACCAGTTGGTCCAGTTACTGTAGATGCAGCACCTGTAGCACCAGTTGCTCCAGTCGGACCTGTTACACCGGGACCTGTAGCACCAGTTGCGCCTGTGGGTCCTGTACTTCCTGTCGGTCCACCTGCAGGTCCTGCAGGACCAGTTGGTCCTTGAGGACCCTGAGATCCAGCTAAACCACGAGGGATATCTGTTCCAAGAGGAGAAGTTGTTACTGGTTCAACGGTGTCAAGCTTTGTAATATCTACATTTGACTCATCGCCAGTTGGAAGGAAAAATCTAAAAGTATATGGACGAGCACCCTTAATGCGAACTGCAGCTGTGTAATACCAACCTCTAGGACTTAAACTTAAATCATCAGTACAAGGTAACTCAATATCAAACTCACCTGATGCATCTAAAGTGACTGAAATTGGGGTAGAAAGAATAGTAGCGTCATTAGCATCTTCAATACGATGCGAAGGAGTAAAAGTAATTGTTCCAGCGGCTGCTACACCATTACTTTTTAGGTATTGCCCAAAGACGGTTCTCACACTGACATCATTGGGATATGACATATTTGGCGCTCCGTGTCGTGAAAAACTCAAGTAAGGGCTGCACTGGTGACAGTCCTCTGGTCCAGTTATATTTTACGATAGTTTTCGTACACTGACCTGAAAAAATCAACAATTATCGAGGCAGTTTTATTACACTTAGGTCTCTGCGGGGGTCATAATCTTTTCCTATTACCATAGTAAGTAGCCCTGGATGAGCTTCTTTACCTGTTTTATCCCTGTACCAATCTGACCCACCGTCTAAAGTTGGAGCTTGTACCCAAAAACGGGATCCATAATCCATGCATCTAAAATTATGATAGTGCCCCGAAACCCAGAGATCACAACCGCCAATCGGGGTCTGTCCACCACTTTGCCCGTCTAAGTATTTTTCAGTTGAAGTAGAGGTATTTCCCGCTTGATGTCCATGAAAAAGACCTAACATAACACCGTTTATATTTACTGCAAGAGTTTGATGGCTCTTTGACTGAAACCTAAACTCTACATGAGCAAAGTTAGGATTTTCTGCACAGATGTCTTGAACCGAGCTGGCAATCTCTGTATTCCAACCATCTGCTGGGTCAGCCACCACTTGACGAGTTGATTCGTCGTGGTTTCCATTTACCACTGGAACATAAAGTTTTTCGCAATAGGGACTAAGTGCTTTTATTTGAGCCAAAAGAAGTCGTCTAGCAACTCTTACTTGTTCTGTAATACCTAAATCTGATGCTGCTTGTCCCTGCAATTTTCCGTTTTGAGAAACTATACCTTCAACATGATCTCCTGGAAGTGCTAAAACAATTGTTCCAATTTTTCTTCCTGTGCGGCGAAGCTCTTTTAATCTTTCTACGGTTAAGTCAGTTCCTCGTAAAGCTCTATCTATTATGTCTGCAGTACCGCTATCGCCAACTCTTTTACCTATTTGCTGGTCACTAGCGACAACCATATAAGAAAGGTCACCTGTAACGGTGCCAACAGCTTTTGATGGCTTCCATTTCATTAATTGGTCACATATTTTTTCAGCATCAGCTTTAAGCTCTGACTCTGTAGTTCCTATTGGAACTAAAGTTAATTTAAAAGATTCTAACCATTCGCCACCATAGACTTGCCATTTGCCTTTTCTAAGATTTCTTACTTCCCAGTTAGCAGGATCTAAGTCTGCTTCTTTTAAAAGCTCGGCAGCATCGGGTATCTCTTTGGCTGCTTTTCTAGGGGTAGATACAAAGTAACCACCCTCTTGATCTATCTCTAGTCTAGGACGCCAAGCCTCTGGAGTTTGATTTACCCTTAAATCTGACCCTGAAGGACCGGGTGAAACCATTTCTTCAAGTTTTTTTAATAACTCCGACATTAGGATGCCTCTGTTATTTTATTAGAGCTTTTTCTTAGGAGCCCGTCTGCTCCTGTAAAGCATCTACACCTTTGACCTCTATGAAGTCTAATAGAAGCAAAGGCAATATCATATCCTTCGCTTATAAGAATTTTGTGGATCTTTGTATTGGGAACTGTTCCTCTAACGGACTTAGTAGCAAAAATAAGCTCTAAAGCTTTTTTATCTTCTCCCTCTAAACTCTCTAATAAAACTGATACTCCGCAAGGCAGTCCTGGGCCAGTGCGAGTTGCTTCTTTAAGTTTTTCTGCAAGACTCACTTTTTATCCCTTCAATTGAGTAAATAGAAAACCCTAAAGTAAAACTTAACCTAACAGGTAATCTAGCAAGTAACCCTACCATTTAAAAGATAAAAATATTTACATAGTCTAATACGGCGTGTCGTGTCATTATATAAAACTGCTTTAAAATTTATTATTACGAAGCTTTTCTAACCCTTGCTTTTTTTGGTTTTTCTATTGTCCCAATAAGTAAATCTTTTATAATACCCATTTCGGCTCTAATTTCTGTTTGGGAACTTGCGATTGAGTTGACTTGATCTTTTAGTGAATCTCCGCCATTTTCCCAAAGTTGATGTTCCACCCTTGACATTCGATCAGAAAGTGTCTTACCATCGGCGTCTACGCCTATTGCTTGATCTATCCTTTTAGCAACTTTATACATGCTAAACATAAAAGCACTAATTCCTGTAACTGCACCTATCACAAAAAGGGTGGTAGATAGTATTGACATATCAGACATTACAAAACTCCTAAATGTGATTATCCTTTATAGGACTATGCTCAATTATATACGCTCTGGGGCGTCTTTAGTAATTATTTTACAAACAAGGTACACTTAGGGGACACGCCAAATATTCCAAATTAAGGGTCCTTTCTTTTGACTGGCTCTATTGGTAGGGTTACCAAAAATAAGAAGGGAGAGATTTAGTGACGACTGGGTCTGAACGGTTCCAAAAGGCAGTGCATTGGTATTCATCTCAAGGATGGCAAATTCTTCCATGTCATGGAATTGTTGAAGGTCGTTGTACTTGCGGTCAAAAGCATGAAGAGTCAAAAGACATTGGAAAACATCCAGCTATAAATGCATGGAACAGGGAATCAACTTCTGATTTAGCAAAACTAAATTCTTGGTGGGAATCTAATCCTGAATATAACGTTGGCGTTAATTGTAAAACTTCTGGGTTTTTTGTAATTGATATTGATCCACGTTCTGGTGGAGAAGATTCTTTTGAAAAATTTGAAGCGTATGTAGAAGGAGCTCTTCCTCCTACTGCAGAAGCAATTACAGGTCAGTATGAAATTAATGGAAAAATAATTCGTGGTCGTCATCTTTACTACAAGTGTGAAATTAATGAAGACTTAATTGGAAATCTTTCTAAACTTGGTTTTAAAGGTATTGACATAAAGCACAACGGATATGTATTAATTCCTCCTTCAAGACATTTTTCTGGAGTAACTTATGAATGGGTAGAAGGTAAAGAACCTTGGAACATGCCGATTGCTGAAGCTCCAGAAGATTTATTAAAAGCTCTTCGTAAACGACAAAAATATATGGTTGGAGATACCTCATACGAATCTGCCGATTGGGATTCAGTTAAAGGTATGGGTCTAGATATTGACAAAATTCTAGAAGAAGGTCTTATAGAAGGTGAAAGAGCGGTAATGCTTCACAAGCTTGCTTGTGCTCTTGCTAATAAATTTGGAACAAAAACAGAGGCTCAGCGTCTTGCCGTTGAAACTTTAATGATTAGATTTAACGCAGAAAAAGTAAAACCTCCAATGCCGTTAGAAGGTCAGAATGGTCTTCTTATGCATACAAGACGTGCAATTAAGTTTGTTGATGAAAATCCTATTATTGATAAAATTTGGCCAGGTGCTTCTCAGTATGCACAAAACATGGTTGAAAATACTCGTAAGACTTTAAATGATAATTCGGAACAACTTCAACCAATGCTTGGAGTAGTTCAACCTTTAAATAATTTTGATGACTACAACTTGCCAGGAACTATTGGTGGCAATGTTTCTGAAAACATAAATAGCGGTATGTCCTTAGAAGAAGCTTCATCTAATAAAGCAATGGGAACTGTTTCAGATCAGGATGCTCTTGGCGAAGAAGATAAAGGTCCTAATTGGAAAGGAAGAACTCTTTCCGATACAGGTAATGGTCGTCGTTTAGTTGACTCGTTTGGTCAAGCGCTTCGCTACACACCAAGTCTTGGTTGGTTTGTATGGAGTAATGGTTATTGGAAGCCAGATGTAGAGTCTTTACACATACAAGAAACTTCTAAAAAACTTGGTGCTTTAATTGCTACAGAAGTAGCAAAACATGATGACCCAGCTGATCAACAAAAAGTTGTTTCGTGGGCTGCACAAGCAAAATCTGAAGCAAGACTTAAAAGTGCAATTAGTAATGCAAACTCAGATCCACGAGTTAGAGTCGACATAGCCAAATGGGACCAAGATCCTTATCTTATTGGTGTAAATAATGGTGTAGTTGATTTGCGAACAGGTGAGTTATTGCAGGGTCGTCCAGATTTATATATAACCAAACGTGCTCCAGTTTCATATACACGAGGAATGACCAACATGCGATGGCAGCAATTCCTAGATTTTGCAACAGATGGAGATAAAGAGTTTCAAGACTGGATTCAACGTGCTGCTGGTTATTCGTTAACTGGTTTAAGTCGTTATGACATTCTTTTCTTAGTTTATGGACCTGCTGGTTCTGGTAAAAATACTTTAGTAGAAGCAATTGTTAAATGTTTAGGAAGTAGTCAGTATGCATTTCCTCTTGACTCAAGCGTTTTAGCTTTAGATGGAGGATCTTCTCGAAGCACAGATCTTTATCACTGGGCTGAAATGCGTGGGCGCAGAATGGTTTGGGTAGATGAGCTTCCAGATAACGAACGTATTAAAGAAAACTCTGTTAAGAAGTTAACTGGTTCATCTGAAATTTCTGCTCGTTCACCAGGAGAAAAGCCATTTACGTTCCAATCACAAGCAAAGCTTTGGATTACAACTAACCACAGACCAATTATTACTGATGATGCTATGTGGCGTCGTATTCGACCAATTCCTATGCTTAAGACTCCTGAGAAGGCAGATCCTGGACTTAAGGAATACATTTTTGATCCAGATGGTGCTCTTCCAGCAGTTTTATCTTGGGCAGTTGAAGGTGCAATTAAAGTGCTTGGAAGTGCGAACAGAGATGGTCTTGGTTGGTGCAAAGTTGTTTCAGAAGCAGCTGATATGTATCGTAAGAACGAAGACAGACTTGCTCTATTTCTTGAAGAAGAAACACTTATATCTGAAGGTGCAAACTGTACTGTTAAGCAATTGTTCCTTCAATACCGTACATGGAGCGAGGATCGTGGAGAACGCCCTATGACTCAAATTGCTTTTGACCGTAAAATGCGTGAGCGTAGTTACAAGATTGAAGGTAGTGGAGCAAAAGCCACTGTCTTTGGAATTCAAATAGCTCCAAGACCTGTACCTATTAATGGGGATACTGACTGGAGTGGTTTAACTAGGGTAGCTAGAACCTTTTAAATCACCTATTTAAAAATACGATACCTTAGATGGTATGTATGAATATCGTGTAAAAAAGGTTACTAACGTTGTTGATGGCGACACCATTGATGTTGAGCTTGATTTAGGCTTTAATATTTCTTACTCTCAGAGAGTTCGTCTTGCTGGAATTGATACTCCAGAGTCACGAACCAAAGATAAAATGGAAAAAGCTCTTGGTCTTGAATCAAAACAACGTCTTAAAGATGTGCTTAGTAAAGCTGAGCTAGTTGTTATTAGAACTGAACTTCCAGACAGCTCTGAAAAGTATGGACGTATTCTTGGTTGGCTATTTGTAAACGGTGCAGAAAAATCTGTTAACGAAGCTCTTGTTGCAGATGGATATGCTTGGGGATATCTAGGAGATACAAAAGTTAAAAACTTTGAAGAGCTTGCAGCTAAAAGAAAGTTATCTAACTAGCCTTTAGGACTAAAGACTCTAGCTCCACCACTTCCACCTCTAAATGGTGGTAGTCGTCTTGCAGATGGTGACTTTGCTGTTATGCGGCCACCTACAAAACCTTCAGGTGGTTTAATCATTAATGCGGTAAGTGCGTGTACTAATGCATCCACACGGTCTGGAGATTTTCCTTCTCCTGGAATCCACTGTGTCATTTGACTTTCAAGATCTGTTAAGTAACCAAGATGATGAACTCTACCTTGCTCATAAGCTAAAACTGTAGGCTCAGCACGCAAAGCTTTACCATGCTTGGAATGAACTTCTAAAACTTTAACATTAGGGTCAATTGCATTAATAGCATTACGAACTAGTGCTCCACCTTGGTTTACTTCAGCAACAACTGGAGCTCCCCAGCGTCTTGCCATTTCAACTACTTTATTTGCCCACATCTCTGGTGAACCATGAACTGTTGCATCTTCTAAAATCCATGCATGACGCTTGTACAAATCCCTATCTGCAGTTGATGCACAAACAATAATTCCACACGCATCTCTTGGATTTTCTGCAACAGATGGGTCAACTCCAATAATTCGTAAAGGAGTAGAAGGTGGGAGAACTCCATGCCGTGAAGCTTCAATCATTTCAATTGTCCAAAGAGCTCCTTCAACATCTGAAAGCATCTCTCCATAAAGTTCCTGTTGGGCTAATCGAGTTCCTTCATATACTCCAACAATTGTGTCAAGATATGTTTGACTTAAGTTTCCTCGGTTATCTAAAGTGGATCCTCTAGTAAAAACTACTTTGTTTCCTTTTTCTGCTTCTTTTAAAAGTTGATATAAAAGCGGTACACGCTTTGGTGTTGTAGTTACCATAATCTTTGGATTTGCTCCAAGACGAGTTCCAACACGCAAGTTATCAAATGCGGTCATACCTGCAGCATCTGGAGTCTGTCTCCATGCTGCTACCTCGTCACCCCACGCATGTGTAAATTGAGGACCACGAAGTGAGTCAGGTTCATCTGCTGTAAAGCAAGTTGCTGTATTTCCATTAGGCCAAGTAAGTCGGCGCTTTGATGGTTCATATAGTGGACGCTCACTTGGAGGCGTCACATTCATAATTCCTGATTCACCTTCAACAATAACGTCACGCACATCTGCTGCAGTACGAGCAACTAATGCAAAACGTCGTTGACCTGTATTTGTGTATCTTGCTTCTTCACGCACCCATTCAGCCGCAGCGCGGGTTTTTCCCGCACCACGACCTGCAAGGTACACCCAAATATTCCAATCGCCTACAGGCGCAAGTTGCTCTGGTCTACCCCAAAGACTCCATTGCCAGTTAACAATTTCAGGATCTAGTTTGGCTAGAGCTTCTTGTTTTAAATCTGGAGGCAGCTTTACAATCCGCTCCATCATGCTCTCGCCCATTAGACCCTACTTTGTTCGCTGAAGACTTCTCTGTACTCCATAGTATAGAGGTGCAGCCGAACTTAGACCCATTGCTTTTGCAAGATTTGAAAGGGAAATTCCTGCTTGATATTCCTTAGCAAGTTGATCGTGATAGTCATCTACGCTTTTTTCCTTAGCCTTTAAGACTCTTGTTGCTGAGCGTTCTACATCTTCTTTACTTGCACGGACTGTTGGTTTAATGCTAGCAACTGCAACATCATCCATAACAACTCGGCGACGAACACCTGCGTATGCAACTTTTAAAGCTTTTGCTAGTTGTGGAAGACTTCCTCCACGCTTATGGAATTCAATAAGAAGACGTGTATATTCACGACTTGCATCGTGAGCAGGAGTTTCTTGATTTCTTGATCCAAAAGCTTTTTTAGCTAATGGCAAGATTGGTTGAATCTTTGTTTTATATTCTTGAACTAGTTCAGCATTCATTATGTCTCCAGTATGTCTCTGGCGTGTGTCAGAGTCTATTCTAGAGGCATTTATATTAAAAAGTCAAGTGAGGGTTATTCGTCGTCTCTGGAGTTTCGGATTGGGTATGTAGCCCACCAAACCACCATAGAAAAGACGATAGCCCAGCCTACGACAGTCTTTGCAGACCCGTCAAGGACTAGCCAAGCAATAAACATGCCTAGCAGGGTCCAGACCTGATCCAAGACATCTCTTAGGAAGTCTTTCATTCTTTACTCCTCCTTCTTACTGCTCTAGCTCTTCTAGGACCTCTAGATGATGTAGATCCAGTTGATACTGAAGCGGCTGTTTGAGCGGCAGCTGCTGCAGCTCCTAAAGCAGTTTGAACTGCCTGTCCAACCACAACAACTGTAAGAACCATCTTCTCTGCTTCTTCACGTTCTTCTTCACTCATATCAGCTCCAAGGCTTGCAAGAGCTAGTAGAGCTTCTCCCGGATCTGAAAATATCGCAGAGACTAATTCAGTTGGGTCAGAGAACAATTCTAGCGCTGCTGCAACTTCCGCAGTTATAACTACAGGATTGCCACTTTCATCTGTACGCACATCTACTGGGGTCTCTGGAGGTAAATCTTCGTATGTAAGACCAGCTTCTTCCATTGCTTCACTAGAAACAACGCCATCTACAGCTGCTTCAATAAGTGCCGTAGCAATGACTTCTTTCTCTTCTTCAGTTATGACACCGTCTGCTTGAGCATCTTCAACTGCAGAGTCAACTGCTTCTTCTGGAGTATCATTGTCAGATGACTCTTCTTCGGAAACTTCAGGTTCAGGTTCTGGCTCGACTTCAGGCTCTGGCTCGACTTCGGGTTCAGGCTCTACCTCTGGCTCTGGTTCTGGCTCTGGTTCTACTTCTGGCTCAGGTTCTGGCTGTGGTTCTGGTTCTGGCTCTGGGGTTGGTTCTGGTTCGGGTTGTGGTTCGGGTTCTGGAGTAGGTTCAGGTGAAGGTTCGGGTGTTGGCTCTGGCTGGGGTTCTGGCTGTGGCTCTGGGGTTGGTTCTGGCTGCGGTTCGGGAGTTGGCTCAGGTGTTGGAGGAGTCGGAGTTGGATCTGGTTGAGGAGTCGGATTTGGTTCAGGCTGAGGCTCAGGTTGAGGTTCTGGAGCCGGGGTGGGATCAGAAATAAATAGTTGAGTAGCAACTACATCTGAATATTTAGCAAGTGAATCATTATCTGAACGAACACTAATTTGGTAAGTAGTGTCTAATCCACCAGTGCTTTCAAACAAAGATGCTGAAAGAACAATACTTGTATTAAGAGCATTGGAATCTCCTGCATTGCCAGTAGCTACTCCCCAACCACTATCCCCAACTGACCAAGAGATTGCATAACGTTCTGGCGAAACTACGCCTGTTGGTGGATCCCAAGAAACTTGAATATCACCATTCTCTAACTGCGTAACAACAATATTACTTGGTGCCCCGATTGGGCTTTGAAGAATAACCTCTTGCGCTACAACTGTTTGTGCAGTCTGTACAGCTGCTATTGCTTCAACTGTCTCTGTAATTGCTATTTGGGCAAGAACTACTGCTGTTTCCATTGCCTCTACAGCATTTTCAGCATCTTGTAAATCTGCTTGGGCATCGGCTAAATTATCAGCAGCAGCATCTTCTTCTGCTTCTAAAAACTCAAGTTCATCTTGCTCTGCCTCAACAGTTGCTTCGGCAGTTGCTAGTGTTTGTAGTTGTTCAGAGGTAGCTGATGATTGACTAAATTCAGAGCCAGGAATTACTTCCCAGCCGCTATCTGTATAGCGCATTAAAACTACCGCAGCGCCACCACCATTTTCGTAATACCAAAACTCGAAAACCTTACCTACTCCAGCTGTGGTCTCTACGTCTGCTGTAGATCCGCCTCCACCTTTGTCATACCAGTCGTTTAGAACAAGCTCTCCATCTAAATAAAGTTTTGTTCCATCGTCTGCTGATGCGTGTAGGTATTGAGTTCCGCTAGTTTGAGGAGTCCAATTACCTGTGTATTTAACAATTACATCTTCTGATCTATTAGAGCCAGCAATTGGTCCACTACCCCACTGCTCATTAATTCCATCTGTATCTGTAGTAGTGTGAATAGGAACTGCATTTGCAGGAAGAGTTGGGGAAGCATTTTGCCCTTGAGTGTTGTAAACCTCAACCTTTAGTCCTGAAGTTGTGGCAGCATCTACTACTGCTTGAGCAGAGGCCTCTACTGATACTGCTTGAGCAACAACAACTTCTTGAGCATCTACTGCTTCTTGTGCTTCTTGTAAAACTTCTGTTTTATCTGCAACTACTTCTGTTGCTGCTTCCACTGTAGGAGCTGTTTGAGCTAGAGTTGTGGCTGTTTCCATAGCAGTCTGGGCTGCCTCGACTGCCTCTTGCGCCTCAACTACTGCATCGACTGCAGCATCTACTACTGCAATTATTTCTGGTTTCTGTAATGGAAGAGCATCTGATGAAGTAACTACTGTCTGTAATGTGTTAGATACAGTTTCGACTGCTGCTTCTGAAACAACTACCTGAGCTACTGCAACTGCAACTACTGCTTCTGCTACAGCAGTGACTGCTGGCTCCACTAATGCAACGGCAGTTGTAATAGCAGTTGTAGCTACTGTCTCGGCTGTTGCTGCAGCTGTTTGAGCAGTAGTTTGTGTTGTTTGTAGAGTTGCAAGAGCTGTTTGTTCTGTAGAAAGAGTCGCCTGAGCAGCATTAGCAGCAACGTGCGCTACGCCCCACGCTGCATGGGATGCATCACGAACTGCTAGTTGTGCGTCGTGAGCCGCCTGTGCTGCAGCAAGAGCTGCAGTTGCTGCCTCAGCTGCTGCTACTAAAGCAGGATCTGAAGATGTCTTAGTTATGACAATATTATCAACAACGTAGTAGTCAGCATCTTTTACAATAGTTACAGTATCAATATTTGTTCCAGTTACAGTCTCAGTGGATGTATATGAAACTGACTGTTGCTGAGGAGAGACGTTGTTATCCATAACCGTTGTGGTTGTGGTTCCATCTGTGTTTGTTACGATAATTGGTGTATCGCCATTTTTAGCATATACACCCATTACAACTTGTGTAACTGTGCCATTATTTGTTGGGTTAACATCAATAACGATGTCATTAGCTGGACTAATGATTGTAAGACCAGCACCTGAGGTTTGAGGAGTGTTCCAGTTTCCACCAATTGAAACTCCTGTAGATCCTGTAGAAGAGGTTACAGT